TCCGGCGCTGTGGACGAGCTTGCCTTCCAGGCTGAGCAGAAGATCAAGGCGACCGCTAACCAGTTCCACAACCTGGTCATCAACGGCTCTACCGATGAGGATGAGTTCGATGGTCTGAAGAAGCTGCTGAGCGGTACTTCCAACGAACTGACCAGTCAGGTGTCCCTCGCAACCTCTGCGGATCTGGACGCCAACTATAACGCATTTCTGGATGAGATGGATGCGCTCATCAGCACCCTGGACGGTACTCCCACCATGCTGCTGATGAACAATGCTATGCAGATCAAGCTGCGTTCCATCGCACGCCGCGCTGGCTACTATGAGCGCAAGAAGGATGACTTCGGCCGCTATGTGGAGACCTATGCCGGTGTGCCCATGGTGGATATGGGTAAGTTCTACGACGGCGCTGAGTCTGTCGATGTGGTGGCCACCGAGGACGGCAAGACTGCCATCTATGCGGTCAGCCTGGGCCTGGACGGCTTCCACGGTATTTCTCCCACCGGTACCGGCGTCATTACCTCCTATATGCCCGATCTGAAGGCTCCCGGCGCGGTCAAGACCGGTGAGGTCGAGCTGGTTGCCGGCGTGGCACTGAAGAACACCCTGAAGGCCGCTGTGCTGAAGGGCATCGTCATTGGCGCCGCCGCAGCCGCGGTGAGCGACGAGGACGACGACGTCTAATAAGTGAGGAGGTGCTCCTGTGGTTGAGTTTTCCTTCTATCGGGATGCCTACCGGGGCATCTCTATCCCGGAGACAGACTGGCCGATGTTTGAAAAGCGGGCGGCTGAGCAGCTTGCCCGCTACAAGCGGATCTACACTGTTACAGTTCCGGACGAGAACGGAGAAGCCATGGCCATCTGCGCCATGGCGGATGCGCTGGCATACTATGCGGCATTACAGAACGGTACCGGCGGCGCGGTTGCGTCTGCGTCGATCGGGTCCGTTTCTGTTAGTTATGCCGGTGCGTCCTCTGTGATCGACCTGAGCCCCAAGGCACAGGCAAAGGAGCTTTACCGGTGTGCATGCCAGTATCTGGAGATCTATCGGGGGGTGGGATGATGCTATTTCGGCAAAATTCCATCCCCCTCGATTACAGCAGGCTGTGCAATCAAACTGTCACTGTCTATCACAAGGACGGTGACAAGTTTACACAGACCACCTACCACAATGCCTTTTTGGACTTCCGCAAGAATCAAACGGTTGACCGGACCGGAAGCAAGGAATCCAATTCTTTTCTTCTGGTCCTTCCCGGCGCCGTACAGGCGGTTTTTGTGGGGGACAAGGTGCTGCTGGGTAAAGGTCCCGAAATCGCTACTCAAGAGGCGTGGCGGGATTTCATCCCGGCAAAGGTGCCTGGATTGGTAGTGGTCGACTATGTGGATCCCAAGTACTGGAACGGTCAGCTGGTACATACGGAGGCTGGCGGATGAAAGTAAAGGTTTATCTACCGACAGGTAAGCAGCTGATTCGGAAGAAGGGACTTGACGCAAGTGGGCACGTTCAAATGTTCCACACGCAGAATGTCCTAAAGCGGATCAAGCGGTATATGCCGTATCGGACAGGCAAGACCTACAAGATCACAGTTGCCCAGACCAACATTGCCAAACCGGAGATCGTGACAGATGTGCCATATGGCAAGTATTTGTTCTACGGCAAGGTTATGATCGATCCGAAACTTGGCGTTGCGGGCTTTATGACGCCGAACGGGTGGAGATCTCGGAAATACTGCGAGAAGGTCGAGACTTCACGGGATCTCCGGTACACCCGGACGAAGAATCCGCAAGCCGGTCCGCACTGGGACCGCACACTCTCGGCCTGCGAGGGCAAGGCAATGGCTGCTGATCTGCAGCGCTATATGAACAGGAGGTAATGCCAATGTCTGATCTTGAGAGGATTCGGCAATGGGTGTCCTCGTATCCCGGTGCTGACCGGATGCAGGGCATGAAGGTGGATTACTTCTCCCAGAATCCGGACAATGGCAGCATTGATCCCTCCGGACTGGTGGAGGTATCCAGAACTGAGGATATCCTCGGTAATGTAACCGTGGAGAATCAGTACAATTTCGCGCTGTATTTCGTGTTTCCGAAGGACCCTGGGGATGATCAGGGCGCCACAGACAATGCAGCGTGGATTATGGACTTCCAGCGGTGGGTCCAGGAGCAGAGCATCCGGAAGCAGATCCCCATGTTTGGGGATGATCCTTCCCGCGAAACTGCGAGGGCACAAAACGGCGCCCTCTACGCCGCTGACGAGGAAGGAACAGCCATCTACACGGTGCAGCTGTCCTTTAATTTTATCAAACTTTATGAGGTGAATTAACAATGGCCAAAATTGAACGGAAGTACCTGGCACACTTCATCAACACCACGCCTCCTGCTGAGGCCGGTGAAGAAGCAGCTGCGGCTGTGTATGAGCGTCTGGGTAAGGATCTGGAGGAATACTCCCCCGAACTGTCTGCCGAGGTCAATACCTCGAAGAACATTCTGGGCGAAACCAGCATCGTAATTTCCAGCTACGAAAAGACCGCATCTGTTGAGCCTTACTACGCAGAAAAGGACTCCAAGCTGTTCACCCGCCTGCAGACCATCATCGACGAGGGCCTGGTGCTGGATGCACTGAAGACCGATGTTGTAGAGGTCAAGCTGTGGGAAGCGGCAGAAGGTTCGGCCTACCCTGCTATCAAGGAAGAGGCCTACATTGAGGTCACCAGCTACGGTGGCGACACCACCGGCTATCAGATCCCCTTCACCCTGCATTACACTGGCGTGAAGACCAAGGGCACCTTTGACCCTTCCACCAAGACATTCACTGCCGCCGGTAAGTGATATGAACTGAAACCCGCCCGACTATGGGCGGGTTATTTCATAGGAGGATAATATGGAAAAGCTTATTTTTGACAGTGGTATCCGCGAATTTCAAATCAACGATAACGGTGTTCTCCGGTTTAATCCCGGCGACCCGAATGTATATGCCCGGCTCATGGAGTCCGGTGAAAAGATCCAGAAGGTAGAAAGCGAGTTGCTCGCCAAGGCGGAGACCGCGATTTCTGCTGATCAGGAAGAGAACAACGGCGCAGCCATGCTGCAGCTGATGGCTGAGGCCGACAGAAAGGTCAAGGAGATCCTGGCGTGGATCTTTGGCGCAGACAATGACTTTGACAAAATCTTTGCCGGCGTCAATTTGATGGCTGTTGGGGCCAACGGGGAGCGTGTCCTTACGAACTTCCTGAGTGCGCTGCTGCCTATTGTACAGGAAGGCGCTGAGAAGTGCGCACGGCAGCAGATCTCTGCGGCCACCACGCAGGCCAAGGGTAACCGTGCGCAGCGCAGAGCTGCGGCAAAGAAATGACACCGTGGATTCTGCCGAAATCGGCGGAGATCGGCGGCACCACATATCAGCTGAATACCGATTTCCGGGACATTCTTGAGATCATGCAGTACCTGCAAGATCCGGATCGCCCGGAGTACCTGCGCTGGCAGATTGCGCTTGCTCTGTTTTACGAGGGCGAGATCCCCGCAGAGGATATTCAAGAAGCCATGGAGTATTTGGCAGACTTCATCTCCGGCGGTTGCAAGGACGCAAAGCCCGGTCCGAAGCTTCTGGATTGGGATCAGGATGCACAAGCCATCGTTGCCGACGTCAACAAGGTTGCTGGCACAGAAATCCGTGCGCTGCCGTACCTGCACTGGTGGACTTTTTTGTCCTATTTCCATGCAATCGGAGAGGGGCAGCTCAGCACTCTGGTTTCCATCCGGGACAAGCTGCGCCGCGGAAAGAAGCTGGAGAACTGGGAGAAGGAATTCTACCAGAAGAACAAAGAGCGCGTGGATCTGAAGAAAAAATACTCTGCCGAAGAATTGGCAGAGCAGGAGCGGTTGAAGCGCTTACTGGGAGACTGATATGGAAAAGGAAAAAGTGATTTGCCCCTATTGCGGATACAGGATGCCCATAGAGAAAAGACCGTATGCGGTTGCTCGTGGGCTGTTCGTGAAATGCAAAGGGCGTAGTTGCGGGAAAGTGTTTGAAATCAACATTCCCGAAAAGAAAGGTTAAGTAATGACCGGGTAGTGCCACAGTGCCGACGGATTAAGAGGTGAGATTCGTTGGTAAATAAGAGTGACGGCAAAGTTATTATCAGTACGGAACTGGATAATAGCAAAATTCCCAAGGGGATAAGCCAGGTCAAGGGGCAGCTGGGCGGTCTTAGCAATGTTGTCGGCAAACTGGGAGTCGCTATTGCGGCGGCTTTCTCGGTAAGGACGATTGTTAATTTCTCCAAGGCCTGTTTGGATCTTGGATCTGACCTGCAAGAGGTCCAGAACGTGGTGGATGTCACCTTCACCACGATGAACGAGCAGGTAAATGAATTTGCCAAAAATGCTGCACAGACAGCGGGCCTGTCGGAAACGATGGCCAAGCGGTATGCCGGTACTTTTGGCGCCATGGCCAAATCGTTCAAGTTCACAGAGGCAGAGGCCTACGAGATGTCCACAGCCCTGACCCAGTTGGCAGGCGATGTGGCGTCTTTTTATAACCTTTCTCAGGACGCAGCATACACCAAGCTAAAATCCGTGTTCTCCGGCGAGACGGAGGCCCTGAAGGACCTTGGCGTGGTCATGACACAATCTGCGCTGGATGCCTTTGCTCTGCAAAAGGGCCTGAAAAAGACCACCAGCCAGATGACGGAGCAGGAAAAGGTTGCGCTGCGGTATCAGTTTGTTATGGAGCAACTCTCCGGTGCTTCCGGAGACTTTGTTCGTACATCGGATTCCTGGGCGAACCAGACCCGGCTCCTGAATTTGCAGTGGGAGCAGCTGATGGCAACCCTCGGTCAGGGGCTTATCAACGTCCTGACCCCTGTGGTGCAGTGGCTCAATACAATCATATCCAAGCTGCAGGAAGCAGCCAATGCGTTCAAATCCTTCACAGATGAACTGTTTGGAAACGCGGGAGGAAGTACTGGAGCGGTCATTGAGGGTGCTTCGGACAGCTTAGGGTCTGCCGCGGATAACGCCGGAGAGCTGGAGGAGAACGCCAAGAAGGCCAAGCGGGCGCTTGCCGGCTTTGACGAGATTACCAGACTGCAGACACCGGATACTGCCGGCGATACGGCATTTGGGGATCTGGGAGAGGCAGGAGCTGGGGGTACAGCTCCCGATATGTCTCAGCTAGCAGAGGATTCTTCGGAGCTGGAGGGGACTTGGACCAACATTGCCAAATCCTGTAAGGATTTCTGGTATGAGGTGGTCGGGAAAATTCCTGTAAAAAATCTGGAGAACTTCAATGCCTCCGTTCTTAACTTGCAGAGCGGTTGGGATAACCTGATGAGCACCATTGGTGGCGAAGGTTTTTCGCTGTCTGATCTCATTGCCGATGCGGTCGGTGTTTCTTTGCTTGTAAATGCAGGCGGAAACAAAATGATGGGCGGCATTCTGGACATGATTGCCGAGAGCAGAAAGTATTTCGCGGAGCTGGGATCCAACGGAAGCAGAGAATTTCTGGACGAGAGTTGGCTTAATGCACTTTTTACAGACGCAGATGTCTGGGATTCGCTTGGCGAGACAATTGCCGGTTGGGGCATGGCGATAGCCTCGTTTGTGCCTGAGGATGGTTTTGGTTTTGGTGGCTTTACCAAAGAGGAGTGGGAGAATCTCTTCCTGCCGATCACAGAGGAATATACCAACCTCTACAGAGGTCTCTCCGGTGATGCCGCAGAGGCATTGGCGGAGTATACCAAGGTATACCAAAAGCTTAAGACCAAAGCCAATAAGATGAGCTGGAGCGATGCGGTAATAACAAAAGCTGATGCGAATGAGGTAAAGGAGCTCACTGAAGATCTTTACAATACCATTGTCCGAAACAATAAAGAGGCAAGGGAGTCTGCGGAGGCCAGTATCGCTGATTTACTGGCGCAGGGCCTTATTGATGAAGAATCTGCCAAGAAAGCGATTCTGGATCTGGAGAAGACCTACAGTGAGCAGGAGCAACTGTTGTCTGAAAACAAGACAAGAATCAACAGCATTTTAGAAACAGCTAAGAATAACAATCGTGCATTGACCGCCGAGGAACAGGCGGAAATCTTATCGATATTGGAAGAGAGCAACGATAAGACCGTTGCGGTCATAAGCCAGGGCGCAAGTGACAGCACGGAGATCTACAGAATGCTGGAAGAAAACCGCGGGAAGATGAGCAAACAGATGCTCTCCCAGGCTATCCAGTATGCCAATGACGAGTACGCCGCAAAGGTAAAGGCTGCGAATGATACATATACCGCGTCTATCGAAAATGCGGACAAACTGTACTACGAGCTGGGCGTGATCGATGCTGCCGAGTATGAGCGGATCAAAAAGGAAGCAGAGGAAAAGAAAAAGGTCCAGATCGAAGAGGCCACCAAGGCGAAGGAAGCTCTGATCAAAGAGGCGCAGGCAGCTGCCGGCGGCGTGGCAGATGCCGTCGACCCGGAAACCGGTGAGATTCTGTCCAACTGGGAAGTCCTGTGGAACAGCATGTTCAGCAAAGTTAAATCGGCCTGGGAGAACATCAAGCAGACCTGCAAGGACTTTATAAATCAGATCATCGACTTCCTTAACATCCCTGCAAAAAATGTGAATTCCTGGTTCGATAAGTTTGGCGGAACAAGTTTCTTTGGGTTGGAAATCCCCTCTTTTACCATGCCTGAAATTCCCCACCTTGCCAGTGGCGCGGTCATTCCTCCCAACCGGGAGTTTATGGCAGTCCTTGGCGACCAGCGGCACGGCACCAACATCGAGGCGCCGCTGTCGACCATTCAGGAGGCTGTTGCGCAGGTAATGGCTGATTATGAGGCTGCGAATCTTGCCGGCCACGAAGCCACAGTGGGCGTCCTGCAGCAGATTCTCTCCGCGGTGCTTGGCATTGAGGTTGGAGACACCACCATTGGCCAGGCAGCAAACCGGTACAACCAGAAGATGGCAGTAATCAAAGGAGGCCTGTAAT